TCAAAACAGTCCCCCAAGCGCATTAGGCTCCCAACTCATGATTACCAACTCACCGCTGACATCAGCCCCTCCCTTTCGTTGGTTCGCTGTGCTGTAGCGAATGTCCACCGTTTCAAAATGGAAGCCTTCAAACACCCGCCGTATGTCAGGGTGGTCGTTGATGCTGACCATAACCTTTCCCTTGCAGCGTCGCATGAAGTCGGCCATTCGCTCATAGTTTTCAAACGGAAAATCCACACCATACCCGGCCGTCTGCCAGTAAGGCGGGTCCATGTAGTGGAACGTGTGAGGCCGGTCGTAGCGCTCGGCACATTCGAGCCACGGCAGATTCTCCACGTACGTACCTGACAACCGCTGCCAGGCCGCAGACAGATTTTCCTCGATCCGCAGCAGATTGATGGCAGGTCCCGTCGTGGCGGTCCCGAACGTCTGGCCACTCACCTTGCCTGCGAAGGCGTGGTGCTGCAGGTAGAAGAACCGGGCTGCGCGCTGGATGTCAGTGAGGGTTTCGGGGCGGGTCATCTTCTGCCACTCAAATACCTGGCGCGAGCTGAGCGCCCATTTGAACTGGCGGACGAATTCTTCAAGGTGGTTTTGGACGACGCGATACAGCGTGACCAGATCTCCGTTGATGTCGTTCAAGACCTCAACCGGGGCTGCCTGGGGACGCATGAAGTAGAGGGCCGCACCGCCAGCGAACACTTCAACATAGCATTCGTGGGGTGGGAACAGCGGGATGAGACGGTCGGCAAGGCGGCGTTTGCCGCCCATCCAAGGGATGATAGGTGTGGACATAAAAAGCAAGACCTTTACTGTATATATAGACAGGTGCTAGGCTCGCTCTGCTTTGTGCACGAAGCGAGAGCCTTGGCTGGACTTGCAGGGGTAATCTGCGGGAACAGTGACCAGCCGCGATGTTGACGCATCTCGACTGGTCGCTCTTTTTCAATTTGCTGCAGTGACTCTTTCCGCTCAGGGCTGAACTGCCCATAGCTCGATCAGGCCAAAACCTTCAAGGCACGCTCGTAGAGCATTTGCCGATCTGCCAAGCCATTGGTGCCGCCATTGACGCGTTTGGTGATCGTCAGGAAATCCCCTTTATCCGCCAAGGTATTGAGTCCAGCTCGATGCCAGAACCAGCCTGCCGACATGGCTGCATGCTCTGGACGCTCCAGGAGTTCGGGATGTTTAAGAAGATCCAGCCCTAATGCCTCTGCGCACGCGGCGTAGTTGTCTCGCCCGGTGATCTGAATGAGCCCCCTACCCCGATACAACTGACCATCGTCATCGTCCTCTGGAGTGTTACCAAGGCGTTCAGCCAGCCGCCCGGTATCGTACTTGTCGAGATATTGATCGCTGCCCAGCTCGCGCACGTAGCGGAGCTGGCCGGACTCGTGCCCAACCTGCGCCAGAAATGCAGCCATGCGCAATCTGGTGACGATGGCGTATTTGCTCATCGCAACGTTTAGGACAGGAACAAAAACGCCAGCTCGGGAGCTGGCGTTGGGGAGGATCTGCAGCAACTGCTGCGTGGTAATCGACATGCATGGTTCTCCTGATGAGTAGGTGTTGAGCTGGTCGGTTAAAGCTGTACGACCTTGACCGGCTTTTTCTCTTTCTTTTTCTTGCCTTTCGCCTTGGCCTTGCCGGATTTCCCGCCGTTGCACTCCACTGCCGTAGTCCAGCCAGACTGGGTGAATACCTGCTCCACCGAATCAACCAAGTACTCGCCATCAAGGCCGACCTTGAAGTCCAAGGCATTGATCATTCGCTCTGAGAACAGATCGGTGCGCCCAGCCATTTCCAGCCGAACACCTGCGGTACTGCGATTGAATGCCGCGAGGCGCGCCTTGGCTGCCTGCTCAGCAGCGGACTTATTGGGATGGATGTGGCGGTCGGTATGAACGGGTGGGAGGCCGTTAGGGGATTGATCGTTGCTCAGCTCAACTACCTGCAGCTTTCCAGTCTTCTTATCCAGATGCTTGGCCTGGACAGCTTTCTGTGTCGTCTTGTCGCTGAGTCGAAACTGCCAGCGTGCCACGTCGTGACGACGAATCGTTATGACCCCCAGGGCCTTACCGCTCGCGCTCAACCCGTCTTGCCGAGGCAGCACCAACAACTTGCCATCTGCAACTTTCGCAGTGCAGTCATACTTCTTGGCCACCCGGGTGATGAAGTTGTAATCCGACTCATCGAGTTGATCGACGCGAGGCACCTTTGTCGTGACGGTACACACCGGCTTCCAGCCATTACGTGCAGCAACATCGCTAACGATCTGCTGCAGGGGGACATTCTCCCAACTGCCGGAGCGGGTGGTCCGACCGCTGCCGCGCATATCGCTGGCCTTCCCGCGAATGACCAAGGTATCAGGGGGACCGGATGCTTCGATGTCATCAACGGTGTAAAGACCCAGTCGGGTCAGACTATGCCCTTCGTAACCGAGGTATATCTCGATGTCCGCACCACGCGCAGGAAGTGAAACGGCCCGATCCCTGTCGTCGATGCGCAGCTCAAACTCATCTGACTCCATGCCAGGCTTGTCGCTTGTGCGCAGAAGCAACAAACGGTCGTTGATCAACGCCGTAATGTCGTTGCTGTCCGCAACAATTCGGAATGCAGGCTTCATGAGACCTTCTTAATAGCCATGGCAAGGCATGACGGACTCACCAGAATCCGCCGCCGAGTGTTGATAAAAGTTGGATGTGAACCGGCTGGCAGCTAGCCCCAGAGCTGAATCACTTCCTCGGTCTGGGTGAGCAGATCCGGCAACAGGATCTGCACGCCCGCCCGATAGGGCTGAGGCTCATCGGCCAAGCCCTGATTTGCATCCAGTACCGCCTCAACGCTACCGTTCAGGTGCCCGTAATACTGCTGGCAGATGGTGTCCAGCAGATCTCCGTCAGACGTTCTGCAGATCGTTGCCATAGCTCACAAACTCCAGTGAAAAGCCCTGTTTGCGGGGAATCCCCCCGGCCAGCAGGTTGCTCTGTTCTTCATCTACACTGAGCAGGCACCAGTTGCCCAGCACTTCGCCGTAGCCTGTAGTCAGGCTCAGAGGCTGTAAGTTGCGCCCCATGCTGCGCAAGGTATCCAGTTGCTTGAGGCCGCCCTTGAAGCCGGGAAAAATGGCGCCCTTCAAACTCAGCTTATCGTCACCGAGGCCAACCGCCTGTTGCGCAATGCTGCGCGTCAAGCGCTCTTGCCCGGCCCAGCGGAACGCGGTCTGTCTGCGAAGCTCATCGAAAGCAGCCGTGTCCAGGTTGAAGTAGTACGGCTGCGCTTCAGGCTTGAGCGGCTGAATAATCAGCAGATGCGGAAACGGTTTCACCGCCTCGGGAGCCGGTGTCATCTGGTTTGCAAAGCTGCCAGTCGGCACAATGTTGCCCAGCGCCGGACTGACGCTTCCCGCCACCCGATTGATCGCGGCTCCGGCCTTGGACGCCTGCTCTTGCAGCGCCCCCATACGCTCCTGCACTTGCGATGCTGCACTGGTTGCCTGCCCGTACATCGCCGCCACCTGCCCCACCTTTGTCTGCGCGACACTGATGCCCCGCATGGTGCGTTGCAGTTTTTCACCAATGGCCGGGCCAATGAACGGGATGTTCTCCAGTTCCGAAGCAGCCCCTGTCATATCGCCTACGGCCCCGTTCAAGGGACCGAGCATGTCATCCAGACTACGGCGTCCCACCTCTCCCGCTGCAATCAGGTATTTCAACGATGACTGCAGCTGCTCTGCATAAGCCATAAACTTTCCTCAACCCACGTGCGGGGCATCAAACAATTGGCGGGCAGCCGCCTGCCGACTGAACTCTTCAAATTGGCGCTGCAGAAACGGTGCGATGTCCCTTGCCAGCTGTGCCGGGTCCTTTACATCGCCTTGTACGTTGACGGGCATATTCGGCGAGAAGGTGAATTGCTGGTCGACCTTGGTGGGTTCAGGCTTGCTCTGCTCGGCAGCCTTGACGACTGCGGGCAATGCCAGAGGGGCGGGTGCGACTGCCGCCATCGCTTTGACCACATCGCCAGGTGCGGCAGAAGGTTTGGCATCACCGCCCTTGTCAGCGACGTCCTCGGTTTTTTCATCTGAGCCAAACAGCGCTTTGCCCAGAAAGCCACCGATATCCTGCCCGCCCATGCCGCCAAGAAAGGCACCGACCGCGCCGCCGATGGCCGTACCGATCACCGGCACGATAGAGCCAATCGCGGCACCCGCCGCTCCGCCTGCCAATGCGCCGGCCAGCCCACCCGCAGCGCCGCCGTAGCCTTCTGCTTTCTCGTCTTGGGTCTCGGCGTTTTGGTACGTGTCCAGAGCGAGCATGCCCGCATCCAGAAACTTCGCGCCAGGGACCATCTTGGCAACGCTGCCGAGCTTGCCTGCGGCACCGGCCAACCGCGCCAGTCGGCCTGCGGGTACAGGAGGAGCTGGCGGCATCGGAGGGCGCGGAGGTCCTGCGCGTCGACCACCAGCACCACCTGCAGCACCACGCCGACGGCTGCGCCGTGACCGGCGTTGATCCCCCGGTGCATCCGAACCACCACCGAACGCACTGGCGTTGACCACAAAGACCTTCTGCGGCTCAGAGCTGCTGCCGCCCTTGGCACCATCAGAGTCGTTGCCACCCTCACCAAACAGATCGAGGATCTTCAGGCCGGTATCGACCGGATCAAAGCCGGTCTTGCCGCTTTCCTCTGCGTCGTCATCAGCATCGTCATCGCCACCCTTGCCGTCAGCATCAGCTGTGTCCTTACCCTTAACTTTTGCTTTGTCCTTGCCTTTAAAAGCTTTGAGACCGGTTTCCAGCAAGCCTTTGACTGCGCCGAGCTTCCCATCGGACTTATCGTCTTTGTCGCCAGAGTTGGTGACGTAGACTTTCTGTACCTTGTTCGGATTGCCGCCCAGTGATCCACGCCCAATGTTGAGCAGGCCCTTGCCGATTTTGAACACACCGGCTGCGGACTTCAGTGCCAGAAGCCCAGTGCCTATTGATGCGATGGCCAGCACCACCGGCTTGGAAGTATCAGACAGGGCCGTGAACTCTTTTGCCGTTGCGGTGATGCCCTTCGCAACCGCATCAGTGACCGGGCGTATCGCGTCACCAATGCTGCGCATGGAATCGTTGACGGCCTGGAACGTCTCGGCCCAGATCTGCGACGACGCACCGCGGCGCTCCGCCAGGTTCTTGTCGAGGATCCCCGAAGCATTCTGTGAGTCTTTTTTCAGCTGCTCATACAGCGCGCGGTTCTGCGTGTAAGCGGTCAGTGCAGCCTTGACCTGCATATCGGCAAACAGATCGCCAGTGCGCAGCGCCTGCTCCAGCGAGTCCAGCATCTCTTTGGCTTTCGCCGGATCCGCCTCCTTGCTGATCTTGGCAGTTGCCTCCTTCATTTTTTTGGCTTTTTCAGGGTCTGTCTTTTCGATGTATCGCTGGGCCAGCGCGAAGCTGGACTCAAGGGTCGACATGCCCTTTTGGATACCGGTGTTCAGCGAGCCCTGATAATCGATACCGACGTCCTTGTACGACTTCACCACGTCGGTGGAGCCAATCTTCTCCATCCAGTTCTTCAGGTTGTTGGCGGCCTCATCCGAACCACCGGCCGTTTTCATCTGGACCTGCAGCATTGCGCCGAGCTGGCTCACCGAATCCATGCCGGTGACACCCAACTTGCCCATGCCCGCCAGCAACTGCGGAAACCAGCGAGCCATGTCGCTGGCTTCAAAGCTGCCCGCCTGGCCCTGCATGGCAATTGCCTCGAGGGCTTTTTCCATGACCTTGGGGTCGGTGATCTTGGCATTCTGCTGCAGCGCCTGAATCATGTTGGCCGTGTCGTTGCCGCTGGCCCCCTGCCCGACCGCAAACTTCGCTGCAACCGGCGCGTAGGACAGTGCCTTGTCCAGGCTCATGCCTGCGCCAACCAGCTTATTGACCAGGTCGGCCACATCATTGCGTGCCATGCCGGTGTCTTGCGAGGTCTTGATGACCGAGTTCGTCAGTTCCGCTTCCTGCGGCTGATTGGCTACACCGGCCTTGATGGCGATGTCCCGGATGATTGCCTGATAGTCGGCACTGATCTTGGTCGGCACAGCCATTGCGCCCACACCGGCGACGGCGGTGCCGATCCCCGACTTGAGCCCGGCCTTGCCCTGCTCGATCTGTTGATGCCCCATGACCTTGAGGTCCATGCTTCTGGCCACACGGTCAAGGGACTGATATTCCTGCCTGAGCTTACCGACCTGAACACCCTGTTTACGCAGCGTGTCGAGGTTGGTCTCAAGCTTGCGCAGCAGACCAGAGGCCGATGCAGCACCACTGTCGTGCGCTTTCTTCCACTCATCACGCAGGCGCATGGTTTCGCCAATCGTGTTTCTCAGCACCTTGGCCTGATTACCGCGCTGCTCCAGCTTCTTGATGCGGCTTTCAACGGTATTGAACGCCGCACCCACAGTCGGGCTGACAGCGCCGCCAATCACCAGGCCCAATGCCAGATTGTTCGCCATCACTCACCTCTGATGTTGGGATGGGCTCAGTCCGTGAGCCACCAGATCATGTCCGAGAAAGACATGGACATGATTTCCGCCGACGAAAAACCCAGCTCTTTTGCGAGCCGCTTCGCCGCGAGCCTCTGCAATGCGGGGTCAAAGCTCGTCGTCGCGCACCAGGCGAAAATAACCGGCCTGCAGGCGGCTGTAGTCCTTGAGGGACAGCCCTTCAAGATCGCGGACGCCCATCTCGGCCAGGGATGCAAACAGGTTCAGCTCGCGTTGTTCGTCGTCGCCGTTGGCAGCTGCCTGGGCGGTGCGCACATCGCGCACGGTAGGGGCACGCATGGTGATGGTGTCGACCTGAACGCTGTTGACCTCTGCAGGCTTGGTCAGCTTCACCGACACACTCTCGGCCGTCAGGGTCATCCACTTCGGATTGGTATTTACTTGAGACACAGGATGTTTCCTTCTATCAGAGGCCAAGGGCGGAACGTTCTGCCGCGAGTTGATCGACACCATTGATCACGCGCTTCATGCCCAGCGCATCGATCTCGTAGACCACACGGCCATCTACTTCCAGCTTGTAGTACGTGAGCGCGACCGCGTGTTTGATCTCGGCCTTGTCACCCGCTTTCCAGTCCCCCATGTCGACCTCTTTGAGTCGGCCCCGCTGGGTCACCACGACCGGGGTGATCTTGCCCTTGAGCCCTTTAAAGGCACCACGGAACACGCCGTTGAAGGCCGTGCCATCCGCCAGACCGAAGAACTTCAGGGACTCGCGACGCACGCCCGTGGTGGTGAAGTTGGACTCCTGCTTTTCCATGCCCATGTCCAGCTCAACCGGCAAGTCCATGCCACCGCCACGATGCTCTTCAGTCTTGAGCGTCATCTTGGGCAGGGTCAGGCTGGGCACGTCGCCCTGAAAACTGACACCGTCCACAAACAGGTTCAGATTGCTCAGTGTTTCGGGAATCATTGCCATCGTTGCAGCTCCTTAAGCGGCAGAGTCGAGCACTTCGGTCAGCCATTGATTGGTGACTTCAACGCGGAAGTTGGGGTTTTCGGCAGGCGGCACGTCGGTGAAACGGATGTTCCAGTACACCTTGCCCTGCTCCAGCTGGCTGGCCGTGTTCAACTCGGTATCCGCGAATACCTCAAAGTTGATGATCGCACCCTGATTCTTCAGATCACGCATGAACGCCTGCAGGCCCTCGGTCACATCCTTGACGTAGGTGGCAGTGATCGAGCGGTCGACCGCCCACTTGTGCCCGTAGAGGATCGCGTCCATGACGATGTCCATGGTGCGCACGCGGGTGACGAACGCCCATTTGGGATCGCTACTGAGCGTGCGGTTGCCCCACAACCGATAGCCGTCATCACGGATGATGGTGGCGATATTGGCGTTGTTGAGCAGATTGGCCCGGCAGGTTTCGTCACCGTCCAGAAACTCGATGGGCCGCTTGGTGCCCGTGATGCCTGCAAACTCTTTGTTCGACGGCGACGCCCAGAAGCCGTACTCCGCGTCGGTCCAAGCGAACAGGCCCGCCACCCACGCGGAGCCCGGTGCATCGACCGTCTCACTGGCCGTCGTATCCCAATACTGGACACCGGGGTCGACCATGAAAGAGCGCTTGCGGCCGAAGTTCTTGGCATACGCCATGACCGCTTCGTCTGTGGTGTTGGGGCCATCGAAGATCGGCAGCGCCCGCAGTTTGTCTGCCAATGCAGCCATAGCGGTGCCGACCGCCAGAATCGAGCTGTGCTTGGGCGCGATCAGCAGTCGTGGCTGGGCATTGAAGCGGCTCTTGCCATCGAGCAGTGCCTGGAGCCCGGTACGTGTGCCATCGGCTTTGACACCGCCGATGATGGCGGAAGTTTGCAGGGCAGCATCGTCCAGTTTGGCAACGCCACAAGCAACGATCACCGCCTTGGCCCGCACGTAGACCGCCTGACAGGCTTTAGTAATCGCCGAGTCAGGACCAAACGCTGCAATGGCTTCGCGCTCGGAAGTGATCAGCACCAGGTCATTGGCCTTGGCGCTGTAACCGGGGGCCTCGGTAAACGTATCGACCAGACCGATGATCGAGGACGTGGGCAACGAAATGGTACGTGCGCCCGTGTCGACGGCCGTCATGGTCACGCCGTGGAAGAAACTCATAAGACGATCTCCAGAAACGAAAAAACCCCGATCAGCGGGGTTATTGGTGGAATGCGAATAGCGGGTAAGAAAACGCCCCGTCAGTGCGGGGCGTTAGGTGCTTTGCTGATCGTCGTCGCTGACGTCCTGCGCAGGAGCTTCCGGCTCGGGCGGCTCGTACACGAACGGATTCGCAGGCGGCGTAGGCCATTCAAAGTCCAGCGGGTAGCCAGGCTTCGTATCGAGCTGGCCGAGCTGCACGCGATACAGACGATACGCATCAATCTCAGCCCTGACAGCGGGCAGCGCTTTGCGCTGGTCGTCGGTCGCCATATCCAGTGACACGGCGTCCTGCAACTCCTCGTACTGATTGACCAGCTCATCAATACGGGCAGTGGCTGCAGCCGAACGGTCGCCACGAGCGCACATGACCTGCACACGCACCAGCTCAATCGGCGTGTCTTGAACCGGGCCAAACTCACCCGCCAAGGCTCGTTCGTACAGCTCTACACCGTGGGGTTCTGGGTCGTGGGGAGAAGCCGTGAACGGTAACTCTCCATGTGTTTCCTCCAGCCCCTCGAAAACCACCATCAATTCGATGGTAGCGCGAGCCTGAGAAGACCAGTACGGATTGCGGGCATTTAATACATTGGACATATTTAGACCTACTGGATTCGTTGAAAGAGCGTGCGCTCTGTATTGTTGAAAGCACCATGGGCGCGCCAAACACCTATTGCGATAGCGCCGGAGTTGCTGCTTGTGCCATCACCCACAGCCGTGGAACTGAAAATAAGGTTAGAGCCGGGGACTGAAGTGCCCTGGTTAATTGAATTTCCGTAGGCGGTAATGACTCGCGCAAATGCGTATTGCCCAATGCCGGTAAGCCCCTGCGCCGCAACCTTTGCCCCGAGGTTCAGGTCGCTGACCAGATAATAAACTGCACTGTCGGCAGCGCGCCGCATGTAGGGCGCTGCTGAATTATCTCCCGCAAAGCCTACATGCGTGATTGAGTCAGCTACTGGCCGTGTTGCAACGCGCGTATCAGTTTCTGCTTTTGTGTAGACATCGCCCTTGCTATAAACCTCGGTCTTTAAAGCACGTTCAACATCACGCGCATCGACCTCAGCCTTGGTGTAAGCATCGGTAATTCCGTATGCAAACAACGTCGAACCGACGTTCGCTTTTTTGGACGGATCAAAGTTGCCGGAATACCAGAGATTCCCGAAGTCGGTGTTATCGACCGCCAACTTAACCTGACCTGCGGACGTATATCCGATCTTGATCAGGTTGTTTAACTGGCCTGCCCCGGTACCTTGCTGGACAGGCACAAAGCCAAGCCTCGTCTGAAGAAAATACGTCGTGTTGTCACTGGCACGCCGCATGTAAGGCTGGGTCGGGTCATTGGCCGCAAGCCCGATGTTCGTGATGCTGTCCGCAAGCGGCCGTTGCGCGTCACGTGCATCGGTTTCAGTCTTGGTATAGACGTCGGACTTGGCATACACCTCTGTCCTTAAAGCGCGCTCTGAAACTCGCTGATCAACCTCCGCCTTGGTGTAGGCATCGGTGATGCCGTAAGCAAACAACGTGCTGCCCACATTGGCCTTGGTGGCCGGGTCAAAGTTGCCCGAATACCAGAGGTTGCCCAAATCAGTATTATCAACAGCAGCCTTTAGCGCGCTCCCCGACCAGCCGAGCCTGACCTGATTGTTCAGTTGGCCCGCGCCAGTGCCCTGCTGCACAGGAACAAACCCGAGTTTGGGCTGCAACGCCGCCACCCGCGCATCAATGTCCGTCTTGCTGTAAGCATCAGCGATACCGTAACCGCCCAGGGTGGTCGGGTTGAAACCGGCCATCACCAGGCCGCGTCGGTCTACCGTGACCCGGTTGTAAGTACCGGGTAAAACGCCAGTCGGACCTGCCACTTGCTCGAACGCCAGCGCAGTCGTACCCAAGGTAATTGGCGCATTTGTCGTCAACTGCCAAAGCGTGTCGAACAACGTGTCACCCTGCTCGACGCTGACCATCAGGTTAGGTGTCACCTCCACGCTTACATCCGCGTCAACGACGCGCAACCAGGCATTACCCGCGACGACTGAGTACAGACCATTGTCTTTGCCGCTGGCCTGATTTTTCACCAGCACCCGGTCGCCTGCAACGAGCGCAACGCCATCGACCGTCTGGATGCCAACAAGGGCAATGGGGCCGGTCGTAGCAGCACGAGCCGATTGTTTATTGTCGAGTTTGGAAAGCTCTTCTTGAATCCGCAGATCCACAAAGGAACGTGTTGCCAGCACAACCGTTGGGTCAATGCGCAACTCGACATTGCTGGTATTGCTGACCAGCAGGTTGATGCGCACGATCTGCGTGCGCCCAGACCCTTGTGCCAGTGACGGCTTGTACGACGGCGCGCAGTTCGCAACCGCCACCAGATCCCCATCCGTATCGTACAAGCCAATTTCACGAATCCAGAAGCCACCGACTTCAGCAGGGATAACCTGCTCGGCGATAATGATCGCGTTGTTGGCCGGATCAACCTTGAGCTGATTGAGCGGAGCACGACGGCGCTCGTTGATCAGTTTTTTCTGTGAAGCATCTGGCACCGGGTCAGCACCATTGGCATCACCCACACCCATTTGAGCTATTTTCCAAGGCACACCGAGGGCATCGGCATTGGCCTGCTTTGCCGCACCGACATTGGTCAGGGTGGCAAAGAATTGCGAAGTCTGATCGATCATGCGAAGACATCCAGAGTATCGATAGTGGTTTCACGCCCACCCAGCCCCATATGCCCCGTGACTTCAATGTCACGCGGTACCGGTGGGTAAACATCGATTTCGTCGCCTTCAGAGACCGAAGCGGCGATGTAGAAACGGCCGGTCGTTTCAAGGCTGATGGCCAGTTCCAGCATGTGACGGCTGACAGGTTTGGCGTCATCGATCAGGGCCGTCAGTTCCTGATACATCTCCTCGGTGATGCCGGTGTCCAGCACACCCACCTTGAGGGCAAAAGTACCGGGGATGCCCTCAGGTACGGCCTGCCACCATTCCAGGACATCGATGAGGTAGCCAAGCGGTTCAACCACTCGGCGTATAGCGCCAATCGTCCCTTTGCGTTCATGGATGAAGAACGAAGCGGCAATGGCTGCACGCTTTACCGGCTCAGACCATCCATCATCCCAACGGTCCACAGACCAGGCCCACGCAAGGTGGTAGAGCAAGTGCGCGGGACAGGTCTGTGGGTTGTACAAAGTGCGCAGTGGAATCTGGGTCACTTCATCCGTCGCAACTTCAATGGCACGCTCAAGCGGAGTGCTATTGAGGGGGAGCAAGCTGGTCATCTCAACTCCCCCGCGTCACAGTGAATGCTTCGCACCAGGCTGCCTGCGCCTTCGTCGGGCGGATATCGGTCCAGCCCTGCAGATCAACCCGGCTGACACCGCTGATGTGCAACTGCGCATCTACGCCTGAACGAGCAACCTCAAGGCCCAGCCGTCTTCGGGGATTGATCCAGTCTTGCAGACGGCTTTTGCATTCGGCCAGAGTCGCCTCGGTTTCAGGACCACTGCCCGTCATATGAACGACCGCATTGATTCGGTAGGGCAGGATCTCTGCGCTTTGTACTGTCAGGCGATCCGCCAAGGGACGCACATCATCGTCACTGAGGTTGAGCCGAACGATCTCCAGCAGATCCGCACTGGCCACACCGCTGCCTTCGAGCGCGAGCACCGTGACGACCACCACGGCTGGAGAGGGACTCTCAGCGGTTGCGTCGGCCACCAGCGCCGACGCATTGCGAGCATGCAGGATGTAACTGTTTCGAGGCCCCGCCGTGGTGAGACCTTCATAGGCCAGCTGAACACGCTCCTGTAAAGCGTCATCTTCCTCCATGACCGCAGCGGTAGGCGGCACGGCGTTCAGATCTGCAGCCTGAATCTCCAGGCGCTTGAGATTAACGTTGGCCGCCAACTGATCGAGATCCGCCTTTCGGGCATACGCCAGCAGCAGAGCCTTGGCCGCATCGTTGACTCGGGCGCGATTCTGAAGCCGCCGATAAGCGCCCAGCTCAAGCAGTTTTGTTACCGGATCACTTTCCAGCAAGGCGCTCCAGTTATCGCCCATGTGCTGACGAAATGCACTCAGCTCTCCCTGATAGACCTCTTCAAAGTCCAGGTCTTCGAGCACCTGGGGCGCGGGCAGCGCCGACAATTCGATCAGGCTCATGCCGTTACCTCCAATACTGCGTTGTCACCGAGGTAGGTGCCTGTCAATTGCAAAGTAACCTGTCCGTTCAGAACGGCGATCACCCTCACCCGCTCAAGGCGAAGGCGCGGCTCCCAGCGTGAAAGCGATCTTGCTACCTCGGCCTGCACGGCGCTCTTCCAACCATCATTGACGGGCAAGTCCACGAATCGCCTGATCTTGCTGCCGTACTCTGGCAGCATGCGGCGGCTGCCAATAGGTGTAGTGAGGATGTCTTCGATGGACTGCCGCAGGTGCGCCAGGCCGGAGACGGGCTGACCGGTACGGCGATCCATTCCGATCATGAATTACTCCAGCGGCTCAAGGTCCGGGTGTGCACGCAAATACTCCAGCGCGACGGTGTCATCTGCCTGCGCCGTGACGATCCCTTTGGCGACGGCGAGCGTGCGTTCATCCGGCAGAATCAGCGTGCGCGAGGTGAACAGATTGTCTCGATACATCCGCACCGCTACTGCGGGCGCGGGAGGAGACACGGCGTCCGCAACCGATATCGCCGTGGGTGTGACCTGGCTTGTTGGTGCTGCTGGTTGATCACCAGAAGCCTTATCGATTTTTACTGTCGCCATCAGATATCTCCAGACATTAAAAAGCCCGCAGTGCGGGCCGGGTCAGTGCTTGTGGTTCGGGGTGTTGCCACCCGTGTCGATAATCTGCCCGCCGCCATGGATATCACCGACTACGGCGAGCGTTCCGCTGATCGTGACATTGCCATCCAGCGTGATCGTGGCTGCCTTGGCAGTGATCGTTCCGGCGGTCGCAGTGATAGAGTCATCGGTCACAACGGCCGAGCTGGCTCCGACTGTGACAGCCACCGTTCCCGAGGGCAGATCAATTGTGTAAGTGTTGGCCTGCCAGTCGTAGATCAGGGAGCCGCCGTCGTCAAAGCGCCAGACTTCGACATGGTCGCGGTTATCAGGCTGGGCACCGGCATTGCCATACAGCCCCGGAATGAACGTGCCCTGCGACACGTCACCGCTGGCACTGAACAACGTGCCCTGCTCACCAAGGGTCGGTGCCCGCCAGTGTCGCGCCTTGCCCGCCGCAACGCTGTGCCAGCGCACCCAGGCACTCACCCAGTTTCCGTCTGAAACACGACAGACCGGAGGTGAAGCGGTGAGGTCCAGCGCTACGACGTAGCAGTCCTTCACCACACCAGCCAGCATGCGGTCATGTTCAGCCAACGCGAAACTCATCACATGTCCTCAGGCGATTGGTAGTGGTTTTCGTTGTCACGCCCGGTGTCGGGACTGAACGCGAACACCAGCGTGCCGGGCGGCTCATTTGGCCACGGCCATTCCTCCTCGCCGAGGTAGATCCCCTGAGTCCACTCGACGACCCAGACCGCGTAGCCGTCCAGCTCGGGACGCGACCAGTCCTGCGCGGCCCGGACAAACTCGGAAGGCTCGACTTCAAGCCCCCAGGTTTGCAGCCTGAGCAGGACAGCAAGTTGCGAGGCTGCAAAGGCTGCCTGCTGCTGACATTGCTCGCGCTCTGACCCCACGATGACCCGTGCTTCGAACCGGGCAATCAAGGCCATTTCCCCGGTGCCCTGATCAACACCTGGCTCCAGTTCCACCAGTTCGATCAGCACAGCTGGCACAGCGACCTGCTCAAGCATGTCCGGCATGGTGCCGACGTACTCAAGCCCGACTATCGCGGCACTGATGTGTCGCTCCATCGCTTCGTAAAGCGAATCAAGACTGAACGCTTGGTCAGGCACGGGCAGTTCCTTTCAAGTGCTTCTGCAGTTCGTAATTGAACTCCTGCTTGAGGATCTCCAGCAGGCGCTCATCAGCACGTTTCACCCAGCTGTCGAAATGTGGCCTCGCCTCTTCAAGCGATACCTTGGCTTTGGCCAATGGAAAGCGGCTGCCGTTTTCTTCGATAAAGCCGGAGCGACGTTTGCCTTGTCTTGTCTCCGCATACGCACCTGAGTCGAAGTGCTTGCTCGCGGTGCGGATCCAGATATCGGGACTGCCGCCGTAAACCGTTTTGAAGAACGCGCCCTGATAACGGCGACCGGCAACGGATACGCCGGTACGGCTCTGACGCGCACGGCCGATACGACTGGCAGAAATGGCATCCAGACCAAACCAAAGCTTGCCGCGCATCGCGCCACCGCTGACCGGGTAGGCCCGGAGGCGTTGCCGAACGGCTGCGACCGCGATGCGCTCTTGCCGCCCAACTGCCCTGGCAATGTGCGTGCGCAACCAGCGTAGCGTCTTGTTGATGGCTCGCCGCTGGGCCGCTGCCGCAGCTTTGGGAACCGCTGCAGCAAAGTCCTTGAACGCTTCCAGGTCAGCCGCAGAAGGCTGCAGGGTGATCATGCCGTCCTTGGCTGACTGCTTGTAGAAGCTGCCTATGCTCATCGCTTAAGCCTCAGGATAAGAGATACCCAGCCGGTACCGTCAGGCTCCAGGCCGACCAGGTCATACCGACCGCCACCGTCCTGCTCAGGCAGGTCGATGGAGACGATCTGACCAATCGCAACCGCAGTAGCATCATGAACACGTATCGCGAAGTGCGGCTCCCTGATGCCGGTGTTGATGCGTCCGAGCTTGGGTTGCAGCCACGGGATTGAAAGAAACCCCGCGATATCGCGTCCGTCGACGGTTGCGACATCGCCCAGAGATTCAAGAATCTGGGCGTCCATGTCCTCAGCCAGTTCTCGAAAGCTCATGATCAGTCACCGTCAGTGGCGTCGTCAGTATCGCCACCGCTAGCTGCCTGGGACTGGAGGGCCTCTTGCGCCCGAGGGTCCGTGCTCATGGCGATACGCCCCTCTGCAACCAGCGCATCCTCCATCTCTTTGCTGGCCGGAGTGTATGGGCTGCCTCTGAGGATGACGTTGCGTCCCTCCTGAATGCAGCCATCCACCACGATATAGCCGGGCTTCTTGGCCATCTCACACCACCTTGGCGTAGATGAATGCGTCCGGCTCAAGCAAACCGGCGAGTGCCGCGCTCTGCAGCTTCAACCAGCGGGCGCTCGGCTCCTGGGTCGTCCAGCTCTTGGGGAAGCGTGCCGCTTCGACCAGCCCGCTCTCGATGGCTTCCAGATCCTGAATCGCACCGTAAAGCATGGCGTTACGCGTGGACGTCGCGCCCAGAATCAAACCGCCTGCTGGGATCATGGGCTGCTCATCGCCCTCGTCATCCAGGTACCACTCGTCATAACCGTAAAGGTCGACGCCCGGATCGTTCAGGTAGCCCAGATAGGTGACGCCGTCTGGCAGCTCTTCTGGCTTGATCAGGCCCATGTCTACGCGGCGAGTGTTCAGTTGCTTGATGACCGTCAGGTTGGACTGAAATGCATCAAGCGCCTCACCGCTCAGCGCAGCAGTGTTGGCAGTGCGGCCGGAGTCTTTGGCAATCTTGCGTTTCCAGGTGCGCAGGTTACCAATCGGATCGGAGTTGTCGGTGCCCCACTGCCCGGTGCCCAGCGTGATCTTGTGATCGTTGGCCATCAGGAAGTCGATCGTGTCATCAACGCCGTCGCCCAGCACCCGCACCTTGCCGGTGGTCAGTGCCTGGGCACACATCCACTCCTCGCGACGAATGATCTCGTCGTCCAGATCGCGCAGATCCTTGCCCAGCATCTGGCCTGCCCGCTCCAAAGGCGACCGGCTGGAGAAAGGGTTGTCCCCTGCCGAGCGTTTGAGGACCAGCTCAGCGGTCGTTTCACGCTTGGGCTGGATGTACGGCGGCGCGTAGGAGTCAGTCCGGTAACCGTCACGAAGCGAAATGCTGCCGGGCAGGCGCGGATGAACAAACGGTGCCATTTTGCGCTGGCCTTTGACGATATCAATGTCCACCGTTTTGGTGGGGAACGTCACGGGACTGCCGCCATTGAAGAACGTGTTCAGGAGAAACCGTCGCGCCGTGGGCATCTGCTCGACGGCTTCAAGCATGGTACGGGTGTCAAAAATATCCATCAGAAGCTCCGGTTAACGAATGAACAGGCACAGCGGCCGCAGGGCTGCTTTTGCTTTTGCGAGTGACAGGCCTTCGCCCAACATGAGCTCAGAGCCCAGCACCTCGCCGGTGAGAAGGATTGATGCTGGAAAAGCACCGCCGGTGGTGTCTACGTCTTGGTCGAGCACAGCTTTGGGTGCCTGAGAGCCGTTGTCGGCAACGGCGGCGCTGAGCACGTACTCGCCCGAGGCTTCGACCTGACCGAGCACCGCGCCGCGCTTGAGTTTCTGGCCTGCCGCAATGATTGCGGTCTCAATCACCACAGGGAATGCACCTGCGGAGAGATGACTGGGGACGTAGGTCTGACGGGTTGGATTACTCATGATGTTCTCCTGATCAGCGACGCGAAGCGCCCGCGACAATGGCTCCGACTACGGCTTTGCGCTCACCCTGAGCGTTGCCATCGGCGGGTGTAGAAGTCGACGCACGGGTGCTGTCGGCCTTAATGGCGCTCAACGAAATGCCACGGTCCTGGGCAGCCTTGAACAACTGCAAGGCGGTTGCCTCGACCGAGGCCCCGGAATCGATGGCCGCCGTGATCTCAGCCTCGAACCCCTTGCTGGCCAAGCCGTTGATGCCCTTGATCCGTTCACGCTCGGCGGTGACTGCCTGCGAGCTGGCTTGCGTACGTGCGCTCTCCAGTTCGGACTGGCTGGCCTGGGCAATTTCGATGGTGTTTGGGTCGGTACCAGCGGCCAGTGCTTCGCGCAGCTGAGCGGTGGAGTTGACGGTGGTCATAGTGAATGTCCTCAGTTGTGTCGCGGCCGGTTTGGCCAGTTCAGTAATTAGTCCTTCCAGCGAGCCCAGGCGGTGTGCAAGACCCGATTCAACGGCTGCTACACCTACCCGCAAGCCGCCAAAATCTCCCATTGCAGGAACAGCGTCGGATGCCACACCAAGGTTGCGGGCGACCTTAGCCACAAACACCTCGCCCATTGCGTCCACGGTTTCACCGACCTTGGCGCGCCCCTCTTCGGTGGCCATGTCGAGCCGTTTGTTGGGAGCGTTGCGGCTGACAATCTGGTAGCGCTTGCGGCCGCTGCTAGCCTCCCCCTCGACCACGGCTTCCACCACAACGCCGATGCTGCCGAGCAATGCCGTCTCATCGATGACAATCTCGCTGGCCGCAGACGCCAGCCAGTAAGCAGCGCTGGCCCCCGTTCCACCGACGTAGGCCACAATGCGCTTGCGCGCGCGTCCCGCATGGATCTGGTCAGCCAGCTCGTTGATGCCCGCCGCCACCCCGCCAGGGCTGTCGATATTGAGGATGATGGACTTGATGCTTGGGTCATCCAGTGCCGACTGCAGGTCGGTGGCCAGTACCTGGGTGCTGGTCGCGCCACTTATCTCGGTAAACAGATTGGCGTAGCGAAAAACCGGACCGACCACCGGGATGATGGCGACGCCGTTGCGAACGCTGACCGTGCGGCTGTTCTCCAGCCGAATACCGGTTTTGCTCTCCAACGCACCCGGATCGCCCATGCGATCAGCAATGGTCAGCAGGTTATCCAGGGCGTCAGGCAGCATCAGCCAAGGCTGCGATGCAGCCAGCTCCAATGCGCGGGGCATGGTTATTCCTCGTTGGGTGGTGTGGGTGGGTCAGCGATAACGCCGCCTTTGGGCAACATGTGCAGGTTGTCTGCGCGTCGCTGCTCGACCTCGCGAACACGCTGGCGATAGACCTGCTGCCAGGGCTCGCCCGTCATCGCGGCCGTTTCGAGGGTTTCGTTGCTGACCCCGATTTCGATTCGCTTACCGGCTGCATTGGCCTCTTTGAGCTCATCGATAGCGCCTCGCGCCGGGCCGATCCAGATCCCCTGACAATAGGCTTTACGCTTCGCAGGATCTGAATAACCCGGCAGGTGGATCAGCCCTCTGGCCACCGCCTCATCAATGATCAACTCTCGGCTGGGCTGACAGAAGTCACAAGCCAGCCACCAGCGCCGAACGCTGTAGAACCGCCACGCCTGCAGCATCGCAGCGCGAGCCGCGCTGTAACTGCTGCTGTAATGCAGCAGCAACTCTTCCATCGGCTGTTCCAGCGCCGCGCCAATCTCTTTAACGACCGCCGTGAAGAAAGGGTCGAACTGGGCGTTGGGTCGAGCCGGGTTTGCTACCACCGGCTCCTCGCCCATACCCAGGTCCACAATGGCCCCCTCCCCCAATGCCAGCTCACCATCGTCGGTGGTGTCACCACCCGCGCCCTCGTTACCCATGGCGGACATGGGCAAGTTGGAGACGTTGAAGTCGTTGTTCTTTTTGATGAACACCGTGAACATCGCGGAGATAACCGCTGCCATCAACTCAGCACTGCTGTAGCGCTCCAGCTTCTGCAGCGGTTCCAGCACCGGAGCCAGGTAGGGAGCGCCTCGCTTCTGGCCCGGTCTTTCCTTGTCCGACATGACATGCATAACCCGACGCCTGCCGGTCGTATCGCCGAAAGCAGGCAGGCGCTCCCATGCCAGGTTCTGCCCTGCCAAATACTCATTGGGATAGCCGTTGCAGACGTGATACGCCAAGGGGGCTCCCAACCGGTCAAACTCGACACCTTCAACCATGTCTGCGCGGTCCATACCCCCGTCGGGATTGCAGACACGATCCGATTCAATCAACTGCAAACGGGTGCTGAAGATGCATCCCGGACGCTCATCGTCGGGGCTGGCGATCAGAACGTCGCCGCAGACCATGGCCGATATGAGCACCAGCGCCTGCAGTTGGTAGTGATTGAGCGTGGCTTCGGCATCACACTCGCGGGGGTCATCGGCGTACAGCGACCAGATCCTATCCAGTTGAGCATTGAGTTGCTCGGCCTGCTGCTCGTCGATGCCGACAGCGATATGATCGATCTGCGCACGGCAGACCAGGCCGGTGCCGACCACATTGGTGCGCAGACGGGTGATAGCCGCCCGAGCGATCAGATGGTTGCGCATGGCATCACGCGACCGGGCTACCAGCATGCGCCGCTCGCTGTGGTGCAGGTCGCGCCTGGCACTGCCCAATCCCGGAATCCAGCCTGCCATGCTACGCAGCACACGGGATGCACCGCGCCAGCGGGTTTCAACCCCGCCACCGCCACCCTGCGCTTTGGCAGGCGACCCTTCAGACACAGACTTGGCGAGCTTGAGTGCCTCTCGCATCAACAACTCGGCAGGGTCTTTACGGAAAAAACCCATAATCAAATCACCATGTAGGAGATGCGATTACGCCCCCTGCCCTGCAGCGATGCCTGTTCCAGCGCGACCTCTTTGGCGTACTGCTGCTCCAGCAAGCGCAGGCTGTCGAGCTCGGCCCTATAGATCTCGCGATCTGCTCTTTTGAGACGCTGACCTTTTTTAAGGACGTCAGAGATCGCCGCCCGTACTTGCTCCAGGCGCATTTGTGCGTCAGTCATGATTGAACCTCTAATAGCCTGCACGGCTGCGCGTGCCACGACCGCGAGCATTCGCTTTACGTGGCACAGGAGTGACGGCCTGCTCGGTGTTGAAAAGAGTGGGCTGCAGCAATTGTTGCTCCAGCTGCTCCCACTCATGTTCGCGTAACAGATGGGTCTTCAAGCTTCTGGCCGCATGCAGTGCATACACTTCGCAATCCAGCGCTTCGTTGCGGCGACCCGCCTTCTTCTGCCACACCATCTTGCTGGGGTTGCGAGCGTGCGGGGCCAGCACTTCATTGGTGAGCTGCTCGTAGTAGTCCGAGCGGATCTCGCTGTACCAGTGCATCCGCCCCGGCCCTGCGCCGGTGAGTCGAAGACGTCCGTCGATCAGCGTCTTGGCCTTGTGGGTTCCGACGATGTAGACGCGCAAGCCATATTTCGACGCTTTGGTGTTGTCCTGGGAGGAGTCAACCGACGGGGACGGCCGGGTAAAGATTTCCTTATCACGGCTGTCAATCGACGCACCTTTGATCGCCATGATGTTGTAGCGCTGCCGATCCCGAACGTACCCGTAGACCGCGTCGCTGGTGTTGCCGTCCGAGCTGTCGATACTCACGGCGGAAATGACCAGCTGCGCTCCGCCCTCTGTCGCCACAGGCTTGGCGATTAGCCGATCCAGTTCCTGCCAAACGGCGTCATGCGGATCGATGGGATTACCGTACAGCTCCCCCCAGTACAGTCGCCACGATTCTTCACCCCGGCCCCAGCCGATGATGACCAGCGCCAGCCGGTCCCCCTGAACGTCGACGCCCACCGTAATCAGCAGCACACCATTGGGTGCCGTCAGCTCTGCGTAAGGCTCAGCCCGCTTTTCCAGCTCATCGGTTTTGGGTGCATCGCTTTTGTATTCGTAACTCTCCCCCTTGGAGCTGTTGACGAAGGCGATCATCGGCCCGATGTTGCCGTGGGACGCGGCGTGCTCGGCCTGAAGCTTTTTCTCCATCAGCGCCTGGAAGCGCGATCCCCAGAAGGTGGCGTACAGCTCGTTGAGAATGTAACCGGCAATCCCCCTAAACTCGGCCGTAGCGACCCAACGGCCGTGTTTGAGGTTCGCGTTTTTCTGGTTGTCATCCCACGAACAGCCGCAGTGTGGGCAGGCGTAATAAGCATGTTCCGGCCGCTTCTTGCCATACACCTCGTGGTGATAGTCGGGATCGTCCGCGCAGAACAGATTGTCGAAGCTCAACGCGTGCGACTGTCCGCATTCGTGGCAAGGCACGAGCCCTTCGCGCTTGTCGGAGATTTCCAGCTCCGCATCAATGGCCGACAACCCCTTGATGGTCGGGGTGCCGCCGATGATGATTTTCGAGCGGCGAAACGTCTTCAAACGTTCCTTAGCCAGCTTGATGCTGTCCCCCTGCCCTCGCAGGTTGAGGTTGCAGTCATCAGGCTCCTCGACAGCGACTCTCGGCACCGGCGTGGACTTCACGCTCGCCGGACTGTTGGAGCCCACCATTTTCAGAAAGCCGCCCGGAAAACGCTTGAAGTCCTGGCGTTGCTGCAGCTTGCGACTGCGTAGATCGACCTTCTTGCGAAGCCGGGGCGTCGCCTCAATCATGGGCTCAAGCTTTTCGCCCACATACTGCTTGGCCGCTTCTGCTTTGGGAAACAGCACCAGGATCGGAGACGGATCGATGTCGATCCACTTGCCCAGGGCGTTACCCAACACGCCCGACGTCCAGGCCACCTGCGCAGACTTGCGCCCTACGATTTCTGTAACGTTTGGATCGTCCAGCGCCTCAAGTGGGCCACCTGGCCAGACCAAATGCGGGGTCACATCGAACCGGTATTTACCCGGCCGTGCAGCCTCTTCGGCGGAGAGCCAGCGATACTTGTCCGCCCACTCGATGATGCTCATGCGCGGCGGTGGAGCCCACTTCAAACAGGCCTTGTGCAGGGACTCACTCGCCGTCTTCCTCAAGGCCCTCCGGGTATGGCGATTCGTCAGAATCTCCAACTGAGTCAGCATCATTGTCATAGTCCGATAGCCTTCTCAGGATTGCCTCGATGGGCTCACGAATCAGTAGATCGTCCACCTCTATGCCATACCGGGCTGATAGCTCAGCGGCGAGCACATCTGGAAATGTATTAAGCAGTTCGACCTTGGCCGACATGATCATGGCCTCGAAGCGCTGGATCATGTCGGAGGCGATCACCACCTCCCCAAGTTCCTTGGCCAGCGCCAGCTCTTCACGGTTGGCCCGAACCCGGTCAAGCCTGTCACGCGACGATTCTTTCTTGCCGTTGAGCGAGGCCTGCTGCATCAGCCACTGGACCACCGCTTCGGTGTCGTACTGGTTTTCGTTGCCACGACCCAGACCAAACTCAACCACCGGCATGCCTTCGTGTTGCCACCGGGTCAGGGTGCGTTCGTCCCGGCCAACGATCTCACCCAAGTCGGCCTTGCTGACTTTCCTACCCATACACAACCCTTTAGAAAGACGGACATCCCTGCAAAAAACTCAGCTGCACAAGAACCGCGAGTCCACGTACCCGTGTAGGGAGCCCCCCTCAGGGAGGACCCAAAAAACAGGGGCTTGGCGTGCCCCCAGATGGGGCATGAAGCCAGTGGCCTCGGCTACTTGCTCTGACTGCGCAGGATCTGGGCGTCGACCTGATCGGCGCAGGTGTCGAGCAGCTTGATGGCCTGATCCTTCAGCTCCCAGACGTCGCCGTTCGAACGAAGGTCCGCCTCATCGGCGTTGATGCGTTCGCAAGGAATCAACTCAGGGGGTTCGATTCGAACCGCTGACGTTTTTGTGACCACCACCGGCTTTGCCGCGCAGGCCGTCAGGCAAAGGCTGAGAAGCCCAATCACGAACGGGCTTGCTGTTGCGCTTGAGGTCTTCAAATTCTTTCCTCGCCTGTTTGGCTTTGTTTTCGCTGGCCTTGATCCGTTGATTCAAGTCCTTCAGATAGGCAGCGTTACGTTGGGCCTCGGCGCGCAACGTGGTGATGGTGGCCTCGCTTTCGAGATTGGCGTCGAGCGCTATTTTCTTGGCAGTTGCTTCCACTTCCACTTCGCCGCGCAATGCGACGACCCGGTACTGCTGAATGCCGACGAGCAGGACACCCACCAGCGCGATGATGATTGCAGCGGCGATAGCCTTCATAGTGAATCCACCTTCCGGCCAATGAAGCGGGCCACCAATTCGCGAATGGCCGTAACGCCAAGAAAGCCAATCGTTCCACCTGCAGCTACCGACAAGCTGGGCGGCCAGGTCATCCACTCAATCAGGCTGGACGCGACCAGACTCAACGAACCGCAGATCAGCGCTTCGAATAAGATCCTACGCTTACTGGTTTCTTTGGCGTCGTAGAGGATGCGCAGTAGAGAAACGACGATGGCCATAATCATGCCCTGCCACAGTGGATTTGAAATGGCCGCCACGATCCTGGCCCACGTATCTGGTTTGTCGGGCATGGTGCGCATCCGGTTGCCACCCTTCCGGGGGAGCTGAAATGAAAAACCCCGCCGAGGCGGGGTTGGTGACAGCCTTGGGGATGGCTGGTTGAAGCATGCACAGCGGGTGCTCTGGCTGCGATTCAGGCGCAAATCGCAGATCGTGCCCACGTTGTACCGACGTTCGGAAAAACCGAAAAGAGCTATTTAAAGGTTGGTCACGATGCGACCGCAATGCAACATCAATACGACCACAATACGACAATCTAACCGGACGGACGGTCAGAAAACGTAATGCATAGACTTGTTCAACGTAAGCGGTAGTGGCGACCGGCAGGGAACGGCCAGAAGCAGTCACTCGGCGGATAGGCTTGGCAAACCGTTGTCAGCGAGATCCGAACGACAGATGGTAGCTAATGGAAAGCCACGGAATCTAATATTTATTCTTCATCCATGAAGAGTATTTGGTCACCAGTTTGGCCAGCAACCAGGCCAGAAAAGTCACAATGATTAAAGAGGCAATTAGTACCGTAAAGATTACCATTGTTTCCGCATCCTCTATCCCGTTGACACTGAATACATCGTGCAGGGACAAATAAATTGCATTGCCAACTGGTGTTTCTAATCCGGTCCGCACCAATCCGCTGAGTATCAGGGTTCGCGTCATAATGGAGGCTACTATAATTACAGCAAAGACTTTAATGGTGGCTCTAATAAAGCGCATTATTTCTTGTTCCTGGGGTCAATGACATCTAAAACTCCAAAGTATTTTTTTTCGGATCCGGGAATTCTGTCTCCATCCATATTACGCAAGTAAATGCTTAGTTGATCAAAGCCAAGTTGAGATGTCATGGTGACACATCCCTCGCTTAAGCCTAGGGGACCTATAGGGTGCAGTCTGAAATTACCTCTCGTCACGTTGCTGACGATCGTTTCATCATCAATACTTCCGTCGTCACGGTAAAGTGAAAACCAATGACTCCGATCAGTCCGGGCAAACAAATCTGAGATCGGCTCTCGGAGCCAGCCCATTCTTCCGCCGCTTTCCCGATCAAGAATATAATATCGGCCAGGCGGCAGTGGCCCCTGTTTTAGATCACCCACTGCAGCAGGATCGTTGGCGAAGCCAGTTAATCCTGAAAAAGCCTCATAGCTTTCATTATTACTGCACTTCAGCTGGCTCATCGGCTGGCCTGTCAATTCAAAAGTGCAGTACGCTACTTTGTTGGTATCTATTGATTGGGTGTCCATGGGCATACATCTCCTTGTGTGATATCAGGCGTATACCTTGTTGGAAATTGCATCCCAACCGCCCACCACCTGACCGCCCCCTTGCCCATCTGCGCGTTTTTGTTGTGTATAGGTCATTTTGATACGGCCATAATTCAGACGTACCGTTTCTGTAGGAAAGCCGCCCTCTACACCTCCGTTACCGTTAAGTGAAACGGAGGAAATAATGACCTCTTCAAGTACTATTTCCAAATATTTTAGCTTGTCTGTTCCTGCACGGTTGACCGCGAGTGTGACCTCTTTGAAGTGCTTTCCACTGCAGCAGGCTTCGTGCAGCTTTGGGGTGGCTTTGTCCACAGTTTTGCGGAAGAAGAGGTCACTCATACGAGCACGACCACTCGTTGCTCCGCCTGCACTGGTCGCCGTGACCGAGGCGGACTGGCTTGCTCCTAGGTCGAAATTTTCCATTTCTATCCAGTCCTTAAATTGAGCGTCAAGAGCCTCACCTGGAATTCCGTCAATTTTCAAATACGCGTCAAAGGCCATGTCGGTGATCATCCCTGCTGATTGATTCACAGCATATTGAGTGGCTTACTTTGCGGGGTCAACCGGGCTGCTCTCCAAACTGGTGGCGCTGATTGAAAACTGCCCGCGGGGAGTGGCGGGTTTTAGCCGCTTGCTGTCCCTCATAGGGGGGGCGGCAATCGGCCAAAAGCGGACGTTCAACAAGCGCTGCTTCATCCGATACCGGTCGGTCAACAATTCGAGGGCTGTCTCCAGTTATCGTTGAAGTCCGGAACAGGCCACTATGAGTACAATCCAGAAGGCCCAGAAGACCGCACTACCTAGAACCTCCGGTGTAATCTGAATCCATCTGCAACCCATCGCAGTGCAGGATTTGTATAGACGCGCGCTCCCGCAGCTGCTGCCAGTATGTAAATGGCGTCAAGTCTGTGTTTTCTGTCTATTATCAGCGGCACAGTCCATCTGCTGTGACGACTGCGCGCCTCGATTGAGCAGATCCACAGGTTTCCCAATTGTTGCGGAGGCCTTGCGAGCAAGCCACGTCGTTACGCGCAGTCTTAGTACAGGGATTCGTTCAGCAGGAGCGCCAATGCTGCAAGCCGCAACAGGAAAGCTATTCACCAACCGTGACGACCCTCGGATTACAGTTCTTAAGGGTGTGGTCTATACCAACTTTAGTCTTGGGGTGACAAACCGGGTTACGACCAAGGCAGGGTCGCTGACCAGCATGGACACTACCCATACGCCAACGGCGCTTGGGTATGAGATGCAGGAGTACATGGAGGCGGCTGAACCGGCGCCTGGCATTCTCGTATCTCGAACAATGGGAGCCTATATCGACGACTTTGCAGACGTGGCCTCGTTCAGTTTGCGGGTCATCTGTTCGCCCGATGTCCACATCGCAGAACGATTGTTGAATCAACGACGCCGGCCCGGGCAACCACATCCCAGTGAGCGGCTTACGCGCTTCTATGATGCTTCAGTCCGGGCAGATGTCTCCGCCATCAAAGCCTTCGAGGACTTCACCAAGCAGTTGATCGGGCTGCGGCGCGTGACCTATCTCGCGGTGATCCAGTCGATCAGAACCTATATCGCCGCAGTCCACAGGATGAGTGATGACCTCAATTTGGCCTACACGTTGCTGGTGATGTGTACGGAGTCTCTGGTGCAGAAATTTGATGGTCATGAACCTCAGTGGTCAGACGTTCCTGATCTGAAAAGGCGAGGGGTAGATAAAGCGCTGGCGGGTGTCGATGAAGAACCCGCGCAAGCGGTGAGGGACGCGGTACTAGATGTCATTCATCCGCGTTTGGGCCATCGATTTGTACAGTTCATCCAAGCTCACTTGCCAGCGGATTACTTCACGGTACAAGCCGACACGCAAAAGCATCCTATTGGCCGCCGTGACCTGGAGGCAGCGTTACAGAACCTCTACAACGTGCGCTCCAGCTACGTTCACTCACTCAAGCCACTGTCCAAGGAATTTCTTCATTTCGCCAGTCACGTCGAAACTTATGAGGATGATGGCAAGCTCACCTTCACCTTTGAGGGGCTATTTCGCCTAGTAAGAGCGGTGATCATTGAATACGTCCGCAAGGCAGAAAAGGTCGATCATCAGCCTTGCGAATACGAGTGGGATAATCCGAGCTTGTTGAGAATTCAGATCGACCCCAAGCACTGGTTGTACAACCCCGACAGTTTCGATAGCAAAACGCCCAGGAGACACCTCGAAGGCCTCGTACGACTGATTGACCAATGTTTGGTCGATTTTCCAGACCGCAAGCTTCACCATCCGACGCTGGTGATTGAGAAAGGCTTCAAACTCATGCCCCAGATGGCCAAAGAAATGAAGATAGCGTTTCTGGGACTTGCCTACTTGTCCGACTATTTCCTTGGAACTGAGAGCACCAGAAGAGAATTCTCGTCGGTTGAGATCAATCTGCTGAATCAGCCGAGCGTAGATTCCCTGATCGCGCAGGCGCTGATGGGACGTGATGCCAGCTGGACAATTGCCGACCACCAGGCGCAGCTAAATCTCTATTACAAGAGGCGGCACACGAAGAATGGCATCAATGCTCCACGCAACGTGGAAGCCTGCATGGGGCTTGCACTAGCAGAGCGATGTCGCCTTGGTGGCGACACTTCTGGTGCGGTGATGGCGTTGAGCGCAGCAGCAGAGGATTTCCCGCAGCTCAAACAGCTGCGTCAGGTGAAGGATGAATTCGATCCCAACACTCCAATTGCCTGGATCTCAGTCATATACCCCCGACTGGCCAAACCGAGACCGACCCTCGAATGCAATGGCCTTTAATCAGCTGTAGAAGACTAATCATGTCGTAGGCCGCTGCCGGTTCAGTAGCGATTCTGATTTGAGGTATCGCCACCTTCGTTCCGTGAACTGCCCTCCGTCAAGGGCAGCTTCGGGTCGGTTGCAGTCCTTCAGTGCTCGGCTGGCGAACTCCCCATGAGTGTCACCCGCTGACACCCATCAACTGCAAACAACTGGTCATTAAGAAATGGAAATGACTGGTCAAGTCCAATGCAAACAGGTGGTCAAGTGAATGCAATTACACAGTCAGAGCGCTCGAGGGATTCCAATCGCTCTTGAGACACCTGTCGCCACCTTCAGATGGCGGTTGGTTTGCGGTCCAACCGGGTAGCCACGTGTCGAACCGCTGCGCAGTGTGAGAATCAGCAGGACTTGCTGATGCAGGCGATCAACCCAGTTGCGATAAGTCCTATCAGCGCCTTCGGCAATACCGACCGCTTTCATCTGATCGCGGACCGTCGCCATGGCGCAATAACGCTCCAGTGCCAACCGTGCCAACGGTGCACGGCCTGACCGTTCCAGCTCAGCCACCGCTGCCTGAACCTCACTGGCAATGTGATCAATCCCGCACCCAGCACCGCCAGGTATCCGAGAGCCCGGCGTACCACGCGGCGGCGCGCCGCCCCATTCGATAATGGCCCCCATCTGGCTGCCCAAGCCGCCGCCTTGGCCGCGCTCGCGCATCTGCTCGCCCCAATGCACCATCAACGCTTCGATTTCCTTGATCAATGCCCTTTCCTCTCGAAATCTGAACCCAACACACAAAACGCCCTACCCAACACAGACTCAACACACTTAAAACCTTTTAAAAACAATGAATTAATAAAGAGTGTGTTAGGTGTGTTGGGTTTGTCGGGTTCGTCGGTCCTCGCATGGAGAAAAAATAACTGCGCTTTAACCGGCATTAATAACGTCACGCATGCGCGCACGCGACGCCAAACCCAACACACCCAACACACACGTCTGCACCCCTCGAAAACTGGGCGTTTGATCTGTGTCGGGTTGCCAAAACCAACCCAAAACATACCCAACACACCCAACACACTTTTAGAGGTACTCATACTACGACCCCCTTCACGTGGTCCCAGCTGTCCACGCTCCATCCCGCAAGGCGCGCCTTGGCCCGCCAGGCCTCAACGGCAACGCCTAAGTCCGGCGCTCTCATTGATGGGGGAAGGGAAGCCTCAGGATCATCGGGCACGAAGAAAGCGCCGAAGCGCCGATCATTGCGCTCAGTCCAGGGTATTGACCGGGTCTTCTCCACCTCCGAACTGATGAACAGCGAGAACTTCGTCTGGCTCATCACGTGCTCTTTGTTGCGCTGACACCACTCCAGAAACAAGGCGTAGAGGTCCGTCGAAAGACATACCCCCCAGAGCCCTCTCCCCAATTCGCCATACCGCCAAAGGTACAGAAACGTTTGCCACCCGGCCCGACTGAGCGCAACCAGCCGCTCGCGTGAAGCAGTGCTGGGCGGGCGGGTGCGTTCATTGAAGTCGCCCAGATCCACACGCAACAGCCAGCCGTAGAGCGCGGCAACACCGCCATTCTCCAGCTCGCGGCCGATGGCTTTCTGTCGAGCGACCGGCAAGGTTTCCATCGGCCACATGACCAACATCCGTCGGTCACTGTCACTTATCGGCCACGGCAGGATCTCGTTGCTGAGAAACACCGCGTTCATGTGGTTGGCCTCCTCCCAGCCGTTGATGAACTTCGACTCCATGCGCACGGTCTTACCGGTGACCAAGTGCTTGATCTTACCGACCTGGTTGTAACGCTGATCGCGGCTGACCACCTCTTCGAACACAGCCCACATCTTCCTGCTTTGCCAGGCGTTGAAGTTGCTCTCCAACTGGGTCTGGCCAACTGTCGCGGCGTACTGGCCATAGAGCGCACCGAAGGTGTCGGCGAACAACAGGCTTTTGCCCGAGCCTTCCATGGTGGAGTGCATCAGAACCGCCGTATCCATCTTGGCCCCGAGGTGTTGCAACGGATATGCAAGCCAACGAGTCAGCCACAGTGCAGCAGCCTCATCATGGTTACAGAGGAATGAAATCAGCCAGCGCAGGTTGGCGCACGCCGCGTCGTCGTTGACCGGCTCCAATGGCAGGCCGTCAAAGGTGTTGATGTAAATGCTGGGGTCCTTCGTCATGGTCGGGTCGAAGACAATGTGTTCGACGTCCACCACCCGCCGCTCGCTGCTGTTCAACCAGAGCGCATAGGTGTCGCCCAAGGCCATCTTGACGGCCCCCTCGGCGATCCGGCGTTTCTTCTCTCGATCCCAAACGTCTTTGGTACCGTCGATATAGACGTAACGTTCCGTGGGGCGCATGCCCAGCGCACCGCCCTTCTTGCCCGCCATTTTCCGGGCCTGCTCAATGTCCTTCACCTGCTCGTCAGCGATCAGCTTCTTGTCCGTGGCATCAAGCCAAAGCTTGGCAATGGGCTTTCCCACGCGCGCTTCAAAAGCCGACTTCTTCATCGCCCGAGACTTATCGAAGTCCCACACATGCGTGGTGCCTTCTACCAACGCAAAACGGCGCAGCACCTGCTCGATGGTCAGCTCCTCCCCCGCCCCCCCGTCAGGTGCAGGAGCCGCCTCACTTGGCGCGTCCGGTGCTGCTGCATCTGGTGTGTCGCTACCCTCAGTTGGGGCTGGGGGAAGATCGCTTGCGCTGGGTCGGGTCGACTGCATGCCTAGCATGCGCGCCGCTTCCTTCACCGCCTTGGACTGATCACCGCCATGCTCCAGTAAGCAGAACACTTCGAATGCATCGTTCTGGTGACCGTTGGCCAGTGGATCAGCCGCATGGTGCGAATACACCTTGCCTTCCGCCACGGTGATCCCCGGCAGCCCGGTACTACTTTGCGGATACAGCCATTTGCCCCCGCGCTTGGTGTAGCCGTGGCTGCGCAATATCTCTTCGACGTCGTGGCAGTTGTTGAATTCGTCAATGACAGACGGCCGCCTGCCACCTACAAGGGCTGGCTTGGGTTTCGGCTTTTGTTTGCCAGTAGGCTTGGCGTCCTTCGGCAGCCATGGGCACGCAGCCTCAGCGCCCCGTTTGAAGACGTCCCAGTTGTTCCAGACATTCAGCAGATCGCTGATCAGAACCGGAAGCCCCGAAGCATCAGGCGGCGTGCGCCAGGTGTATGGCTGGCCGGTGCCTGGATGAATGGAGGGAGGCAGTACGTCCTGCACCAATCCTGCACGCAATTCAAACACTGTGAACCGCTTGTACTGCTCGGCATCTGCTCGATACAAGGCCTCTCTGGCCGTATCGCCCGCCTCCCGAGCAGCGTTTGCCTTCAGCATGATTGCCCTGTGCTTTGACCCATCCGGGTCGTTTTCATTGGGCCAAGACAGGGAGTGCCGCGTCAGTTCCAGCCCTTCAGGGACCTGAAACAGAACCCGGAACCGCAGAGGGTTGCCAACGACAGTCGGGAAAGCCAGTGCAAGCGCGTCCAGATCAACGCCCAACAGTTCGTACAGGACGAACCGCGTCCACTGTACATCGTCGACGTCCAACGAACAGACCCGACTCGGCCCGAGCACAACGCCGAGGTTGTGGTTTGGATTTTTAGTCCAGAACGCTTCGGCCTTGGCAGGATCAACGATGTACTTGCCAGGCTGGTTCCACCCCCTTCCCTTCGGGCCTTTCTCGCCCGGATGTATCGGTACTAACGCAAAATTGAATGTCTCACAGTAGCGACGTGCCCAAGCTGAAAGCGGGATTGGACGATCACTCATCTACGCTGCTCCCGCAGCGACTGACAGTGAATACACGTCTCGCAGCCAACAATGGCAGCACGGCGTGGCTCCGGGATCGGATCGTCGCAGTCTTCACAGAACTGTGAGCTGACCAAACTGGTCGGGATTCGGCGATGCTTAAACAGAGCGACGTCCAAAAGGTACTGAGCCTGTTCCGTAGCGCGGTCGATATCGTCAGCCATTGGCGCGATCCTCCATCGCCAGACGAGCGCCGGCCATGATGCCCAGCACCGCACGAATGATGTCATTGCCCTGCTTCTCCAGCAGAGCGACTTCGTGCAGTTCCCATACACCGTCGGCAGCACCGTTATGCATGCCCGAAACGAACTCGCCCGTTTCCGTTAGAAGCTTGCCTACCGACTTGAGCGCATCCTGAGTAGCAGCGACAGGCTCCGGCTGGTACCAAACAGCTGCTGCTGGCCGCATCAAAGCGTCGAGCAAAAGCGGGCTGCCGGTAAGACGAATGACATCCTCAAGCTCATCCGGATTGAGCCAGCGTCGCTCTTCATCAAGCTTCAGCTTTTTCTGGAGGGTGTCGTTGTCCAACACCATGTCGTGGGCAAGGGCAGTAACCCCGCCCTTGTAATCGCGCCCGGCGCGATAAAGCGCCTGACGCAACGAAAGTACCTGACCAGCGTCAGGCAAAAGATCCGTGCGACTCATAACCGTAAAATCCCCGTTTACGGTGTAGCCACAGGCAGGGGCACGCCCTATCCTACGACCACGACCGATGTGCTGTGCTAAACGTGCTGTGCGGCACGGTTCATCGTTCTAGCCAACCAGGCGATTCTTGTGGTGAGAGGACCTGGTCGGCGGAGTTGGCAGTGTTTTGCACTGCCGTTGCTGGGTCGGGGGAATCTTGTGGTGAGAGGTCCCCGGCCCTGCGACTTTTTCTTTAAGCAGCTTTAGGTTTTTTCTATTACCTATGGGCCTGATCTCGTAGGCAAGACAACTGCCGTCAGAACCGATTCGAACCCTGATATCACGATCAGAATTCAGCATTTGCGATACGGCACTTTGCGACACGCTGAGCAGGCCAGCCAGCTCGGGCTGCGTCTTGCCCTTGGCAAATTCACAAAGCATCACTCCAATTTCATCCGGCATCCTAGTGTCCTCGAAGGGCGTCTACGTAAAAATATTAGTGATACTTCTAAATTAGCGCAAGAAAAATATCAGCCCGCCTGTTTGGAAATAATAAGTCTTGCTTATAAATTGACAGCCATGACCTATGACCTGCTTAACCCTACCCCCGAAATCCGTGCCGCTGAGGCGAAGCGGTTGAAAGACTTCTACTTGGCCAAAAAACGTGAGGACAAATCACTCACACAGGAAAGGATCGCTGATCTATGCGGTTGGGCAGGACAGAGCGTTGTGAGTCAGTACCTCAATGGGAAAATTCCACTGAATTTCAACGCTTTATCCAAGTTTTCAAACGTCTTAGGCTTCAGCTACGAGCAGGTGAGCCCACGCCTTGCGAGGTTCATCAAATACCCGGTGGTTGGGACACCGTTTTCTATGGACCTTCAAGAAGGAGACCTAGATGGCCCCCCTTCGGCCTCCGCTCACGCGTTGATCCCGATTGAAGAATGGGATGACAAGACCCCTCTCGACCCGGACGAGGTTGAACTGCCTTTTTTCAAAGAAGTAGAACTTTCAGCAGGTAAAGGCTCCGAAGTTATGCTTGAAACAAACGGAAGGATGCTGCGCTTCGGCAAACGGACTCTGCAGAAGAAGGGTATCGATCCGAACACGGCAGGCTGCGTTCCAGTTCACGGGAACAGCATGGAACCGGTATTGCCAGATGGAAGCACAGTTGGGGTTGATACTGCTGTCACGGCAATCCAAGACGGGAAAATGTACGCCATCGATCACGACGGTCAGCTTCGCGTGAAAGTCTTGTACCGCCTTCCAGGATCAGGATTGCGCCTTCGAAGCTACAACGCCGAAGAACATCCTGACGAGCGCTATGACGGTGATTACGTGCGCGATCACATCCGAGTGATTGGTAAAGTCTTCTGGTATTCGGTCCTTCTCTAAAAGAAAAATCAGCAGGAAATCTAATTTTGCATCAAATTATAAGTATTACTGTTGACATAAATAAGCAGTAGTACTAATTTTGTCTCGTACCCCTCTCACCACAGAGTACGAGCCATGCAAACCATTCAGCGCAATACCCGCTGCCCGGTGTATCTCCACCCGGCAGCGGCCTCCAATCGCGAATCTATCGCCACCACTCAGCGCCAAACCGGCCTTCTCCTGATCATCCCGCCAAAAAGCAGAGATGCGAAAGCAGCACCTGCACCGGCAGTCGATGACTTCGGTCCATGGGGAGGTGATGCGGCATGAAGCAGATCCTGATCGGCCTCACCGGCCCTGCCCGCTCCGGCAAAACAACCGCAGCCAGTCACCTGGCCCACGATCACGGGTTTGAGTGCTACGCATTCGCCGACCCGTTGCGCGACGGCATAATGGCCATATTCAACCTCAGTCCCGAGGATTTCGAAGGCGACAAAAAGGAACAGCCCATCGACTGGCTGGGCCGTTCACCTCGCCAGTTGATGCAACTTCTCGGCACCGAGTGGGGCCGTCACATGATCAGCGCCAACTTGTGGGTCGACCTCGCCGAACAGAACCTTGATTGCCTCAGTGCGGTGTTCGACGGCGTGCCGGGCTTTGTCGTGAGCGATGTCCGCTTCGAAAACGAGGCTGACTTCATCCGCAAACGGGGCGGGACGGTCATTCACCTCTACCGACCAGACGCAGCCGAAGTTAATCCCCACATCAGCGAAGCAGGTGTGTCAGTCCACCCGGACGACTTGGTACTAACCAACGACAGCGGCCTTCAAGAGCTGTATGGCGCACTGGACGAGCTGTATCGCGCCATCCGCTCACGCGGTTTGCTGGCCGTGGCCTGAGGCACTCGTCATGAACAGAACCCTCGACGCTACAGCAACGATTCTGGGCATGAAGCCACGGACATTTCGAGCAAAGTTGCGAGAAATAGGCGTGCTGACCCAGGCAGGCGAGCTCGCATCCAAGCACCGCGACCAAGGCTACCTCTACGTAGATTCGCGCAGCCGCTGGAACAAGAACATTCATGCCTACAGCCACTATGCAGTGGTGATGGTCAAGGAGGCGGGTGTTACCTGGCTTTCAGACCAGCTTGGCATCACCAACACGAAGAAGGACGCCGCAGCATGACTCTGAACGCAATTACTCACGCCGTATGCGCGCTGAAACTGGTTCCTTTGCACCTGAACCACCCAACCATCGTAAGTCGCTCAACATTGATCGGCGCAACCTCAGAGGCACTCAGCATGCTGGACGGTTTGCCGCCTGTTACTGCCGAATTGGCGGAAGTATTTCGGGCTGTCGACTCTGTACTGCTTGAGGGTCAAGTCGCCTATGTGACCCCCACGCGCAGCCCCGAGCGCCCATATGGCGCAGTGGTTGCAGACAGAGAGGGGCGGCTTTGCGCGGCTGCAACCGGCAAATCGAAAGAGGGTCTCGCGGAGCTGATTCGCCTTCAGTTGGTGCCCCAAAAGGAGGGGCACGGGGAGGACGCTGCGTGAGTGAGACGTTAAGTCAGCTCCGGGAAGAGTTCGCCACGCCCTGCCCCACACTGGGCACTGTGCGGGAACGGTATTTCTCGCACATATCGAGTGATCGCTACCTGCTCCGCAAGATCAACGCAGGCCGCATCAACCTCAAGGTGACCCGGCTGGGTGGATCGAACAAGGGCCAGCCGGTGGTGTACCTGCACGATCTCGCTGCTTACCTCGATGCACAAGCCAAGTCGGAAGCGGCCTGATTCAAAGGTGGTCACTGCCTCCCAGTGACATCAACCAGAGGCACCGGACATGAAACCCACGGACACAGCCGAGTTCATCGGCGAACTCAACGCAGGCGTCTTTGCCGACCAGATCGGTCACGCGCTCTCCGAGGTAGCTGCAGGCGTGGTCGACAACAAAAAAGTCGGCACTGTGACACTAACGTTTTCGCTCAAGCAAATTGCCGACAGCCACCAGATAACGGTCAACCACAAGCTGGCCTACAAAGTACCCACCAAGCGCGGCAGTCGTACCGAGGACACCACACTCGATACGCCGATGTATGTAGGCGAAGGCGGTCGTCTGACGCTGTTTCCAGAAACGCCTGCGGCAGACCAGATGTTTGATCGCAAAGCCGCCCCTATCCCAAGCAGGTCGTAACACACCGTTTTTCCATACCTCTCACCACAGCAGGAAATGATTCATGGAAGCCAAAGCAATCCAGTTGATCCAGGACACCGCCGTACTCGCAAACGCCAAGGCGCTGGACACCTTCACCCCATCGATAGCCCTCCCCGAGACCGTAACGGTGGTCAGTCTGGAGAAGTTTCAACAGACCCGCAGCCGATTCCGAGGGTCGCTTGAGACGTCCTCACTCAAAGATTTCAGTGAGTACGTGCAAGCCCAGGCCGACGGCAGCACATCAGGCTTCGTGGACAGTGATGACATGACATGCACCGTCTTCTTCAACCTCGGCGATCAGGACAATCCAGGCCATGGGGACTTCCGGGCCAGGCTCACCCTGAAGAAGACTGCTGCTTTTGTCGCTCTGGAGCGCGCAGCCGGGTCCAAACACGCTCAAAAAGAGCTGAGCGACTTCATTGAAGACTGGGCACCGAACCTTCAGGCGCTGACTCAGGACGGAACGCAGATTGAAGTGCGCCGAGCTGCCGGGGCGATTCGCTCCATCACCATTGAACAGGCCCGCAAAAGCGAACACGTCGTCGGCGACATGAGCGCCTCTCGTTCGGCGATGGAGCAGATCGAAGCCAAGTCGGCAGATGGCCTTCCTGCCGAGCTGCTGTTCAGCGTCATTCCCTATGAAGGTTTGCAGGCTCGGACCATTCAGCTACGCGTCGCTGTGCTCACCGGTGGTGATCAGCCTGTGCTCCGACTGCGCTGGATCGGCGAGGCGCAATTGCGCGAAGACCTTGCCCAAGAGTTCAAGCAGGTCGTAGCGCAGGAAGTCGGCGAGTCAACTGACCTGACCATCGGCAATTTCACCCTGGCTTAACCCTCACCACGCTTCGGCCCGCCGCCGCCCTCTCACCACCGATCCGGCGACGGGCTTACCCAAGGACACAGCACATGCAAGCACAGCACATCATCATTCTGACCGGCATGATCGTCGGCTTTCAGCTCCTCACCGTATTCGTTGAGAGAGCAATCAAACGAGCACTGTGCAGGTCGTTCCGGACAGGACAACCGGCAGGCGTAACGTTAAAAAATATAAGCTCGATGAATCTCGACTTGAGTGTTATTTCATGTCTTCCCCACACCAGAAATGAAGTCGAAGCGTTGATTAAACAACTTCGGCAAGACTTTTTCTTTCAAAGAATAAGAGGCGCAACGGTATGAGCGTCGCCAAAGTGATTGAATTTGAAGAACTGCAACGGATCACCGGCTATACGCGTCGAGCAGACGTTGAGAAGGCGTTACGCGGCGAAGGAATCAGAATATTCCTCGGAAGGAAGGGGCCTTGGACCACTGTTGACTTAGTGAACCAAGCAGGTGGGCTCAAGCCAATTGATCAAGAAAAGTATGACGCGGATATCGTATGAAGCGAGGAAGGAAGCGCCAGCACAACCCGAACATCCCACAGTACATTGATCAGACTGCGATTCCCCGCGATGTCTATTTCGATCACCGGGGCTCGGGCCGCTGGTACACGCTGTACTTCAATGAGGCAGGTCGACGCCAGCGCGCTAATTTGTGCGCAGCAAACGTCACACTCTCAGAACTTCATCGCCTCGTAGAAGAGCGTAGCGGCGTGGATCGCGATAGCCTCCAATACCTATGCGATGAGTTTCACAGGAGCCAGCAGTTCAAGGAACTTTCAAAGAAGACTCAAGACGACTACTGCTACTCGCGGGAAGTCCTGGTGGCCTACCCCACAAAACTGGATAAACCCCTGGGCGAACTCGATGTGAAGAAGTTTACCCCGGCAATGGTCCAGCGGATCATCGACAAGATCGCCGAAGCTGGTACACCATCGAAAGCCGCACATGCGCTGCGCTACCTGCGCCGTCTGATGCAGTGGGGGCGAAATCGTGGGTTTGTGACCGACAACCCGGCCAAAGGCATTGAGGCGCCCAAAGAACGCAAACAACGCCGTCTGCCAGATTCAACAGTGATGGTCGACCTTATCAAGTTTGCTCACCAGCAGGGACAGCTCAAGCGCGGCGAGAAAGGCGCGTGCTCGCCATACCTTTGGTATGTGATGGAAATCGGGTATCTGTGTCGCTTGCGCGGTATTGAGACGATCACATTGACCGACGAGAACGAGCTGGATGAAGGTGTGCTGACCAACCGCCGGAAAGGCAGCCGGGACAACATTGTGAGGTGGACACCGCGTCTGCGTGCGGCCTGGGATGCAGCGAAGGCCGTCAGAACAGAGACGTGGCAAAGACTAAAGAAGCCGGTTCCTTTCCGGGCAGATCAGCGCTTCCTGATCGTTTCAGCCAGCGGCGGGCAGCTATCCAAGTCGGGGCTCGACACCGCATTCCAGCGGCTGATAGTTCAGGCCATCGACAAAAGCGTCCTCACAGAGGCTCAGCGATTTGGAATGCACGACTTCAAACGGAAGGGGATCACCGATACGGCTGGGACCAGGGCAGATAAGCAGCAGGCCTCAGGCCACAAGGATGAGTCTATGATGGATGTGTACGACCTGAGCGTGCCAACCGTCAATCCATCTGCAGATTAGATCTCATGGATCCTGAGGAATCGGCGTATTTTTGGCTTTACTTGTGGCGAACCATCAAACCCCATACGCACTAGGGCGAACACGGCCTCCGTCACTGGGTCGTCCGTGCTGATGTCACGCGTCAATATTTGAGAATCAATGCGGGCAACATCCATAACCGTTGCGCCTTCATACACAACCCAGCTAGGTCTTTTGACGAAGTCATGACAGCCGACATCGAGCACGCACGTAGGATCGTGGTAAATATTCGGCTTTACGCTTGAAATATTAACTACCAGAACACAATTTTTCCCGTGCTCACCAGAGAAAACGGGGTCATTCATTACAATATGGAAGTGTGGTACAGGCCCCGTGAGAATCAGAAGCGTCCCTTTCCTAAAAGCATTCCCTGTCATTCACACCAACTGAAGTACCTTGAGCCGAAGCTTTTTGCGCTCTTGAAGCTCACGCGCCTGTTCGTTCGCTACCTCTGCACCTCTTCCCAATGCCTGCAGAAGGGAAGCAGGATCGATAGGCCTAGAGGATCGGCCCGGATTCTCCCACTCAGGAAGGCAATCATGAGTGTAATCTCTGAGCTGGTAACGATCCATATGTCCAAATTTTTTCCACACAGACTCGAGAACGTCCAAATCAGCTCTTGAAAGCTCATCAAGCTCTTCCCAATCAGTGACGCCGCATTTCAGGCTCACATCGTATGTGTGAGTAGGGGACGTCACCCAATGATTCCAGCCATCGCTCGGAATTTTCTGTTTCATGAGATCAAGCGTGCGTGAAAGCACAGGCCCATGCTCCATGGAGACCATGCTGTCATCAGAGATTGGTCGATTGAAGCGATCAATAGCTTCGCGGTCGGAAAGATAGAGAAGCTTCATCAGCTTCAGATATGACAT